AAAATATTATGGCTACATACAAAGATATAAAAGGAACAAGTATAGAAGTTGTATCTTCGGATCCATCTAATCCAGTACTTGGACAGATTTGGTATAATACAACATCACAAACTTTAAAGGGTGTAGAATTTGGTTCAGAAGGTTGGTCTACAGGTGGAAATTTACCAGTAGCAAAATCTTATGTAGCAGGTTGTGGAACACAAACAGCAGCATTAGGTTTTGGAGGATATATTACCCCTCCAGCTTCAACCGTTGCAACCTCAGAAGAATATAATGGAACAGCTTGGACAGCAGGTGGAAATATGGGAACAGCGAGAAGAAGATTAGGAGGCGCTGGAACTCAAACAGCAGGATTAGCTTTTGGTGGAATTGGAGCTAGTACACCTAGTAGAGTTTTAACAGAAGAATACGATGGTTCATCTTGGACAGCTGGAGGAGCTTTAACTACAGCAAGATTTTCACTAGGAAACGCTGGAACTCAAACAGCAGGTCTTGCATTTGGTGGTGGTCCATCTACAATAAATGCAACTGAAGAATATAATGGTTCATCTTGGACTAATGGTGGAAATTTACCAACAGGAACTAGTGGTATAGCAGGCGCTGGAACTCAAACTGCAGGTTTAGGATTTGGTGGTTATAATACAACTTTTGCAGTTCAAACATATGAATACAATGGAACAGCGTGGACTGGTGGTGGAAATTTAAATACGGGAACTAATAATCAAGGAGGAACAGGTACACAAACTTCAGCTTTAAGTTTTGGAGGAACTGTGGATGGAGGAGGTAGAACAGCTCAAACTGAAAAATACGATGGTTCTTCTTGGACAATAACAGCAAATATGAGCACTTTAAGAAGTAATAGACCAGGAGGTGCAGGAGATACATCCGCAGGTTTAGCTTGGGCTGGTAGAACACCTAGTGCTGACACAACAACAGCAACCGAAGAATTTAATCCAGCAGCACCTACAACAGTTACACTATCAGGTTCTTAAACCTTGCAATATCTTTTAAATCATTTATATATCTCTTAAACATAAAGGAGAAGAAATGAATACAGAAAAGAGAAATATCCAACCGTTAATAGAAAAAGAAGAAGAGCACCTTCATAATATTTTGCCTGCAGAAGATGTTAAGGCATTTAAAGATATGGTAGGTGAGTTCAGAGATACTTGGACTAAGAAACAAATTTTCAGAACAGAGACAGAAGCTAGAATATCCGTACTTCAAGATATGAAATATCCAACTAAGGCTGCTAAGTATTGGCAGTGTGTTAGAGAACAAAATGTATTTTTAGAAAATTTAATGTCGTTGTCTTTTGATTATAGAAGAAACGATGTTAAGATTAAAAGACTAGAGAAAAAAATCCTAGAAGAAGAAGATGATCTTAAGAAAGAACTTTGGAAAATTGATTTAGATGAAAAAACATATGGTAAAGCTAATATGGAGCTTACTGCAAAAGATAGAATGCGAGAATTAAAAATGTGGTCTAAACTTAAAGTAGAATTTAACGATGGTTCTTTTAATGATCAAGATGTTGATCAACATCAATTAGAATCTTACAATAAAATCATGCAGCATAAATCTAAAACGTTAACATCTGGTTCATCACAAGCAGAAGTATTCAATGTATTAGGTCAACTACAAACGATAGAAAGAGTGAAAAGAGATGGAGAACTGGAACACAATAGAAAAGAAGCAATTACCTCAGAACCAAGTTTTGGAAAAAAACCAAAATAGAAAACTTCTATTTTTAGTAGCACTACCAAGATCTGGTAATACTTTGTTTGCAAGTATTATGAATCAGAATCCTGAGATAGCAGCGACTGCTAATTCTGTGACCTTAGAGATAATGAAAGATCTACATCTATTAAAAAACACAGATGTCTTTCATAATTTCCCCGATCATCAATCTTTAGATAATGTATTAGATTCTGTTTATGATAATTATTATAAACATTGGCCACAACGAATAATTATTGACCGTGGACCCGTGACAACAGCCGCTAATTTAAAATTAATGCAAAAGCATTTTAAACATGGTTTTAAATGTATCGTATTACTTAGAGATCTAATGGATGTACTTGCTAGTTACATGCAATGGTATACAGAAAATCCAGATGCATTTCCTAATAGATTTGGTCATAAAACAGATTTTGACAAGTTAATGATGTTAATGAATAAAGATGGAGCTATTGCTAAAGAGTTAGACGCAATTCAAAATTCATACAATTATCCAGGTATGTGTCACTATGTAAAATACGATGATATGGTTACAAATTCTGAACAAGAGTTTAGAAAAATATATCAATTTTTAGAGGAACCTTATTTTAACCATAGGTTTGATAATTTAAATCAAGTAGAGGTAAATGGTTTATCTTATGATGATAAAATTGTGGGTAGTAATATGCATAAACTATTTGATGGGCCAGTTAGAAAAGTATACAACCCTTACATAGAAAGAATTCCAAAAAAGATTATAGAAAAATATGGACACATTAAATTTTAAAGCAGTATTCTTAGGTCAATCGGTTTTAAAATATCAAATGCCTTTAGATATTTTTCATTCAATTAATCATATTTATGAGACTAACTTTCATAATCTAGCACAGGCTAACAAACAACTTGTAGGTAAGATTGAAAAAGAACATTCTGTTTTCTATGATGGAGAAGATGAATCAAAAATGAAAAGACATAATTTAATTCCTAAAGATATGTATAAATGGTTTATGGATGTCTATCACCATTACTTAGATTGGAATAAAATTCGTGGGTATAAAACTCATTTAAATTCTGTTTGGATAAATGAAATGAAACAAAATGAATATAATCCAGTACATGTTCACCAAGGTAGTTTATTTACAGGTCTATCTTCTGTGATGATTTTAAAATTACCTAAAAATTATGGAGTTGAATATTCAGCAGCGGATAAACCACAAAATGGAAAACTACAAATATTAGGTTCTTCATCAGGTCAATTTGCAAAAGTAGATTATCAACCTAATTTAAAAGAAAGAGATTTTTATGTATTCCCTTATGATATGAGACATACAGTTTATCCATTTAATTCAACAGATGAAGTTAGACGTACTCTTGCAGCTAATTGTGATGTAGATTATAACCCTATAAATAACCGAGGAGCAGAATGATACATACAGAACCAAATTGGAAAAGCTATATGGTGGAGACAACCGAACCTATATTTACTCCTGAACAATGTGACATTATTAGTAAACTAGGAAGAGCTATGCCACCACAGAATGCACAAGTAGGTGGAGGAAAAGGAGGTAAACATGATACTAAAACTAGAATATCTCACATTAGTTGGATTCCATTTGATCAACCTGATTCAATTCCAATGTATAAAAAATTAGAAGATATGATGCACAAAACTAATAGAAGACATTTTGGATTTGAAAACATGGCTATTAATGAACAAGCACAATATACGGAGTATCCAGAAGGTGGTTTCTATGATTGGCATATGGATATGGATTTAGTTATGAAGAACGAGCCTCCAGTTAGAAAAATATCTATGACCCTTGTATTATCTCACGAGTCTGAATTTGAAGGTGGTGGATTAGAATTAGGAAAACCAAATAATATTATAAAACCTAAACAAGGACACGCTATATTCTTTGCAAGTTTTATTAATCATAGAGTAGTGCCTATTACAAAGGGACTTAGAAAATCTTTAGTGATGTGGTTTGGTGGAGAACCTTTCAAATGATACATAGAGAACTTTTTTTTGCAACACCTGTTTATGTTAAAGATATAGGTACTCCTGAATACAATAAATATTTAGAAGGACAAATTGTAAATTGGTCTAAGAAAGATCCTGGTCTTCAAAAAACAAATATGAATGGCTGGCATTCACCAACAGATATGCACACTAAAATTGAGTATAAAAATTTAATAGAAGAGTTACATATTGCACAACAAGAGATATATAAAGATGAATGTTTAGATTCAGAACCTTTCTTAGGCAATATGTGGGCTAATATAAATTATAAAGATGGATTTAATAGACCCCACATACATCCTAATTCATTATGGTCCGGAGTTTACTATGTTAAAACTCCTAAAAAATGTGGACATTTAAAAATAGAAGATACAAGAACAATGTCTTTAATGTCTAGACCTAAAAAAATTAATAAAGAAGAACCAAAACATTTATGGAAAGAAGTACATTTTGAACCTATTGCAGGACGTTTAATAATGTTTCCGTCTTGGGTTAATCATTGTGTTGACCCTAATGAATCAGATGATATAAGAATATCGGTGTCGTTTAATTTTTTACAGAAAGGACTAATGGTATAATGTTTAATAAATATCAAGTAATCAAAGGTGCAATAAATTACGAGTTAGCTAATTTTATATTTAACTACTTCTTACTTAAAAGAGATGCGGTTAAATTTATGTATGAAAATAACATAACTCATGACACAGGTATGTTAGGTACATGGGGAGACACCCAGATTCCAAACACTTACTCTCATTATGCAGATCCTGTAATGGAAACCTTACTAGTCAAAGTATTACCAAAAATGAAACAAGAAACAGGACTAGATCTAGTCCCAACATATTCATACGCAAGAGCTTATAAAAAAGGAGACACACTTCATAGACACAAAGACAGACCAAGCTGTGAGATATCTACTACGATAAACTTGGGTGGTGAGCCATGGCCAATATTTATAGACGGGACAGGAGCTAATAATGTAGTCAATGAAAGGCAGAATTTAGTTAAACCCGGTGCACCAATTGGTACAAAAGTCCTGCTTGAAGTAGGAGATATGTTAGTATATAGTGGCTGTGAACTTGAACATTGGCGAGAGCCTTTTGACGGGAACATTTGCGGTCAAGTATTTCTACATTATAATCATGTAAACGGCCCATTTGCTAATAAAAATAAATTTGATGGAAGACAAATGTTAGGTCTACCATCGGGTATAAAATAGTATTACAATGAGGCTATATGTTACAAAAATTAGGTTTTCTACCAGGGTTCAATAAACAAGTTACATCAACAGGTGGTGAAAGCCAATGGATTGACGGTGAGAATGTACGTTTTAGATATGGTACTCCTGAGAAAATAGGAGGATGGTCTCAACTAGGTCAGAGTAAATTGACTGGTGCGGCTAGGGGACTACATCATTTTGTTAGTACCGGTTCTATTAAATATGCAGCAATAGGGACTAATAGTATTTTATATATTTATTCTGGTGGAGTTTATTATGACATACACCCTTTAGTTAATCCAACAGGTACTACACTTACAAGTGCATTTAGCACGACTAACGGATCACCCACTGTTACTATAACTTTTCCAATAGATCATACTTTCGTAGCAGGAGACATTATTTTATTTAGTGATTTTTCTACTATTACAAATTCTAATTTTAGTGCAACAGATTTTAATGATAAAAAATTTATGGTTACATCTGTACCTAATTCAACAACAATTACAATTACAATGCCTACTAATGAAACAGGTTCAGGAGCAACAACATCAGGTGGAATTAAATATTTTCAATACTACCACGTAGGACCTGCAGAACAACTAGGAGCTTATGGGTGGGGTATATCTTTATTTGGTGGTAATATTTTAGGTGTTACTTTAACTACTTTGAATGGTGCCCTTGGTGATAATACTAATGGTAATAATGGTTCTGCTACAGAAATTACATTAGCAAGTGTATCCGGTTTTCCAAGCTCTGGTACAAATTATGTTCAAGTGGGTTCGGAAGAAATATCATACACCGGCATCACAGGACTTAAACTTACAGGAATCGGTAGAGCAGCAAGAGGGTCAACAAGAGCAGCACATAGTACGGGTGCAACAGTAACTGACACTTCATCTTACACAGGTTGGGGGTCACCCGCAGCTAACACAGACTCAGTAACTGATCCTGGTCTATGGTCCTTGGACAATTTAGGTACAACTCTGATTGCATTAATTCATAATGGTGAATGTTTTAAATGGGATGCAGACGCAACTAATGCTACAAACAACAGAGCAGTAATTATTCCAAACGCACCAACAGCTTCACGAGACATGTTAGTATCAACTCCTGATCGTCACTTAGTATTCTTTGGTACAGAGAAAACGATTGGAGATAAAACATCACAAGATGATATGTTTATAAGATTTTCTTCTCAAGAGGATATAGAAGATTACACACCAACAGCAATCAATAGTGCGGGTACACAAAGACTGGCCGCCGGATCACGGATCATGGGCGCTAAGCTTGGTAGAAATGCAATTTACATTTGGTCGGACACATCTTTATTTACTATGAGATTTGTTGGAACTCCATTTACTTTTGCTTACGAACAGGTTGGAACTAACTGTGGATTGATAGGACAGAATGCAGCCGTTGAAGTAGATGGTGCTGCTTACTGGATGTCTGATAATGGTTTCTTTAGATTTGCTGGTAAACTAGAATCAATGGATTGCTTGGTTGAGGATTATGTTTATGACGATCTTAACACAACTTCTAATCAATTAGTGTACTGTGGTATTAATAACTTGTTTGGAGAGATTACTTGGTTCTATCCAACATCTACATCTAATGTAGTTAATAGAGCTGTTACATATAGTTATCTAGATTCAACAGCAAAAAGACCCATATGGTTTACTAATGCCAGCACATTATTTCCAAGAAGTACTTGGCAAGACTCAGCTGTTTTTGGTTTACCTCATGCAACTAGATATGATGCAGGAGATGACGTGTCGTTTGATGTTGTGGGAAATACGGAAGGAGTTACAATATATTTTGAACATGAAACAGGGCTTAATCAAATTATTGCAGGGATTTCTCCTGTTGCTATACCCGCTAACATTACATCTGGTGATTACGATATTACACAAAAAGTAGTTAAAGGTGCTGCTAGTAACTTAGCCGACCTTAGAGGGGATGGAGAATTTATAATGAGAATTAGTAGAATTGTTCCTGATTTTATTTCCCAACAAAATAATGTAGTAGCTACATTAGATGTTAGAGATTATCCAAATGATACATCTTCAGGTTCACCTTTAGGTCCATTTACTTTAACACCTACTACTTCAAAAATAGACACCAGAGCTAGGGGGCGAGCTATAGCTCTTACCATATCTAACACCGCGTTAGATACTACTTGGAAACTTGGAACTTTTAGGTTAGATATACAATCTGGAGGAAGAAGATAATGGCAAAGATAGTACAAACATTAACTAGAGCAAGTGAAGAGTATGATCAAGACACCTCCCAATCGTTAGTTAGAGATTTAGATGGTGTTATTGAGAAATTAAACAGTACGTTTCAAGAAGAATTAAAACAGGAGATAGAAGCTAGAAGCTTCTTTTTAGATTAATGGCAGTAGTAAATCAGTATTTATTTTATGGTAAAACAATAACAAGTGCAGAAACTGTTACTATGTTATCACCTGCTGTTAATGAAACAGTATTAATAAAATCTATAAGAGTGAGTAATTTGTCAGGCTCTAATAACCCTGTTATTACTTTAAAAGATGACAACATAGCTTTATTCAATGCTCTAACATTAGCTCATGACGCTTCATTAGAACTACTTACTCAACCTTTAATAGTTGAAGGAGGTACTACTTTTACTTATACTACATCAGGTACAGTATCTGCCGGCGTTGCTATTGGGATCAGTTATTTAAACATCAAAAAAGAGGTAACAACATAATGGAGATACTACACGCAAAAGTGGAGACGACTTACAGACACAAGGAAACAGGAGAGCTTTTTAAGGAGAGAAAAGACTGGGAAGCTAAGGGTTTCAAGCAAGAAGACATGGCTCAAGACGTAAATGTTATCATGCCAAGTCTTGATTTATTTAGTAAAACAAAGTAAACTAACACACTTAGGAGAAATATATGTTTGAAGAACAAATGTCAGAATCTATAGAAGCAGGAGCACCTAGTATCAAATACGATCAAGGAGATATTGGAATGGCTAAAGGCGAAGATGAACAAGGAAGACAAGTAGCAGCCCAGATATGGGAACAAATGGAACAAGAACAAAAAGTTCAATTTGGTAGCTTCGATGCTTTCTTTCAAAGCGGTATCTGGAAACAAATTATTCAACAGATGCAACAAGATCAATCAGGAATTAAATCACAAGCACCGGAAATGTCTATGAACGAAAATGTTAACATGGCTGAGTCAATGCCAGGCGGTGGTATCGCTGATGTTGATATGAGAGAACAAGTTCAGATGAGAGCCAACGGCGGTTTGATGGGTCTATACAACAGAGGTAGATAGTCTTGTCCAAATATAAAAAATCAATAGATAAAATTTTAAGACAGAAAGCTGCCGGTGGTGGTATCATGGGTAGTAATAATGGATCCATGTTAGTTGCTCCAACAGCAGATGGAACTAGACCTGGGTATTATGGATCTGATGCAGGGTTTGGTAGTGATAGTTATAAAGATGCGTCAGCAGCTTTTGATGCAGGTAGTGGTAGTGGTGAAAATAATTCACAAGGTGTAACTTATCAAGATGTTAGAAATAATAATACATCTATACAAGCAGGTATAGATAACGCCGCAAGAGAGAAAGCAAAACAACAAGCAGCAGCTGCAAAAGAACAAAAAAGAATTCAAGATATTTTAGATTCTTACAAAGGTAAAGAACCCGCTGCTTACGGATACGGTTCTCCAATTGTTAATCCATATAATAGAAGATTTGGTCCTAAAACAAAAAAAGAATCTACTGCATCTAAAGTTAGAAAACTTGCTCTTAAAGATTTAGCAGATAAAAAACGAGGAGATAAACAATTAAGTTTTTCTGCACCTTTTAATTTTATTAATATGTTTAACCCAAGTAGACAGGATGTTGATTATACTTATAACACTCCTATAACTACAGATATGATGAATGTTAATGAAACAGATTATATAGATCAGGGTAATTACGGAATAACTGGAAAAAATTTAACAGACATTGATCGTATAAATAGAGCTTTAGATGATGGAAGATCTTTAGGTAACATAACACAGCAACAATTTGAAGATGCTTTTAACAATCAAAATACTAACACAGGTAGTAGTGGTGATGGTGCAACAATACTTCCATACCCTTACAACGTACAACAACCGGAAGAAGAATTTGTAGATGAAAAAATTGATTATAGATTTGGTGATCCTAATGCTGGTATAGCAAAAGACGTAAGACTAGGAACATATAATTTTAACAAAGGTGGAAGAGCCGGGAAAGCTGAAGGTGGAATCATGGGCACTAGAGCAAGAAGAGCTATGGGTGGTATCATGGGTAGAGTTGATCAGAGACAAGGATATTTCTTAGGTAAGATAGTTAAAGGTGTTAAGAGTGCAGTCAGCGGTGTAGTTGATGCAACTAAAAAAGTTTTAAAAACTGATGCGGGTAAATTAGCTTTATTAGCTGGTGGTATATATGGTTATAATGCTATCGGTGGTATGGAAGGGTTATCAACATTTGCTAAAAAAATACCAGGTCATAAGTTGTTAATGGGTGGTGGTAAAGATGGTAAATATCTGGATAAATTTAACCCATTTAAAGTAGGAGCATTAGGCCTAGGAGCACTGGGTTTATTTGGTAACAAAGCTGCACCAAACGAAGATAGTTTTAGTGACAGAGGTGGAAGATTAATTGATCCTTTAACAGGAGAACAAGCAACTCCATCACAAATGAGAGCAAGTATTGAAACAGCTAAAGAAGAAGCAGCGGGAGATCCAGTTAAACTATCA